AACAGGGGTTGTTGGTGCAACCGGGGCTGGAGTAGCTGGGGCCACTGGAGCAACAGGGGCTGTTGGTGCAACAGGGGCTGGAGTAGCTGGGGCCACTGGAGCAACAGGGGCTGTTGGTGCAACAGGGGCTGGAGTAGCAGGGGTCACTGGGGCAACAGGCGTTGGAGTAGCTGGGGCCACTGGAGCAACAGGGGCTGTTGGTGCAACAGGGGCTGAAGTAGCAGGGGCCACTGGAGCAACAGGCGTTGGAGTAGCTGGGGCCACTGGAGCAACAGGGGTTGTTGGAGCAACTGGAGCCGGAGTAACCGGGGCGACGGGAGTAGCAGGAACGATTGGAGCAACTGGGGCTGTTGGTGCAACCGGGGTGGGAATAGGCGGGGTCACGGGGGCCACGGGGGCGACAGGCATTGGAGTAGCTGGGGCTACTGGGGCAACAGGGGCGGGGACAAATGGAGCCACGGGGGCAACTGGCCCCATCGCCGGTTCCACGGGTCAAGTAATTTACAACAACGCTGGTTCACCTGCTGGAGCCGCGTTGGGAGGCAGCCTCTCAATCAACGCTGGTTCCCTGCAGTTCACCGACACCCTTAAGTTTGTTATCAGCAACAAAGGCGAAACCGCCACCCCTGCTACCAACTATGTTGAGACGACAGTGCAACGTTCTTGTACTGTGGCGGGTGCTTTTTGGGAGCTTAATCCCACCGCGCCATCAACCAGTGGCAGCAGTCAGGCGATGTTCTACGCCCGTCGCAGTGGTACTCGAACCAACCTACTCACAGCTAACGCATCTTTACCTGCAACCACGGGCATATACGTAGACGTTAGTGGCACCCTTGCACCGCCTTTAACTCTCGTCGCCGGGGACACTTTAGGCGTCGACCTAGTTCAGATTGGCACCGGGTCGTCCGGTCACATTTTCACCGCAACCATTCGTTACACCTGATCTCATGAACACTACTATCAATCCTACGACTGGCGTCGAGTACTTCTCCGACGGCCCAGATGAAGGCCAGAGCGTTGCCTTATTTGTGAACGTTAGCAATGGGCAAATCAACAACCCTAGCGGGAATCGTTGGCCCACCCTCAGAGGCGAGGTTCATGACTTTAATGAGGAGTTTTTTAGGGTAGTTCCATTTTTTGCAGCGCCATTTGACACTGAGTTGCGTTTTGTTGACAGTGAAAATAGCGGTCGAGCTTTAAATCCTATTTCCCCGAAACCGCCAGTCGGCCACCCTCAAGGGACGTACGAAGAGACCCGAACGCTTAAGCGACGCAGCAAAGCTGAGCTGAGGGCACTGGCCAAGGGGTACGCTGATCAAAACAACGCTCAATTGTGGCCTCAGGAGAACGGTTACACCGAAAAGCTAAACTACGCAAAAGAGCAGGTGGCCGCCAATAATCTTTTGGATCACTACGTATCCTTAATTGAACGTCATGAAAGGTTGCTTCAAGCGTCTTTTCATAACGACGCACGTCTTGCACAATTATACGCTACAATTGAAGAAGCAGGAGAGTCCGGTAACATAGACGACTGGCCTTTCAGCAAAATGGCCGGAGTTAACCCTGAAACAGGGGAGACCATTTCGGGTTGGGTTAATGCAATCGAGCAGTGATGGAATACGTCTTCCACCCCCTTGGATCACCCCTGCCGATGGAAAACCTAACCGCGAGGTGCGACCAGTGATTACTGTGCAACGGAGAAGGCCCCCCAGCGGGGGCGGTACCCGCTGGACCCCTACGGTGTTTGGCACGTCTGTGGTTTGGCTCACCGCCGCCGACCCGTCCACTTACACAACGGTGACCGCCAGCGCAGTCACCGACTGGCGAGACAAGAGCGGCGGTGGGCGACATGTCACTGCAACTTCTACGCAGCGACCAACCTATGTTGCAAACGGGCTCAATAATCGACCCACGATGAATTGGGGAGCCGCGATCAATAACAATAGGATGACCTGGACGGGCGCAGCATTTAACCCGGTCAGAAGCTTTGGTGTTGCTCAGTGGGAAGGCCCAAATCCGTTTACAGGTTACAGCGGAATACTGTCATTTCCGTTCTCTGGGAATAATGATCTTTTTCTTACGGAGGTCTCAAACCAGTGGTTTGGGGCGCGTCAGGTCTCCCTAAATGGCAACGATCCCATTACAACCCCGCTGCCCACGATTTCGTCCCCATTTTTGTGGGCGGACAAGGTTACAATGAATGCCAACAAAAGCACAATGTGGATAGGGAATGACAGAGCCGAAACCAACCGGGGCTGGCGGGGGAAACTTTCAGAGGTGATAATTACGCTTTTTCTGCCCACTCTCCAAGATGTTTTGAATATTGAAGGATACCTCGCGCACGAGTGGGGGCTTCAAGCCAATTTGCCCTCCAGTCATCCCTACCGCAATAGCCCGCCTCTGATCTGACCCGAGCCCAGATTGCGGCGATCGTCCAGGGGTCGACAAGCGCATAAAACCCTACCCGCCCGTAAATTCTTTACGTCCGCAGGTTTACGCTATATTAGTTCTATAGGGGTAACACCATAAATAAAATGAAACCAACTCTCCACCTCATCGGAATTTTTCACACCCTGCCCACCCAACAATATAGCCACTGCGCGTTCACCGGAAAGGCTATGCGCTTTCCGAAAATGATGATGGCACAGGGTTACAATGTTATTGAGTATTCCAACTACGGTTCTGAGGCGAACGCCTCTGAGCATGTGACAATGCTAACGGCAGACGAGTTTGACAGACTATACGGTAACCGTGACAACCGGAGCTTCCACGGAGACAACGCCACAATTGGAACAGAGGGTCACCGACTATTCGAGTCTCGTTTAATTCCCTCGCTTCATGACCGTGTAAAACCCCGCGACATTATCTGCCACCCCTTCGGCCACGCCCATTCGACCCTACTGAGTGAGTTCCCGTCCAACACACACGTTGAAACCGGTATTGGCTACCCTACAACCCTGGTTGGAACGAAAAAAATCTTTGAATCATACGCCTGGATGCACTATCACCAAGGGAAAGAGGGACGAAACGGTGAGAACTACGAGTGGGTTATTCCCAATTATTTTGACACAAGCGAGTGGGAACCCTCATTCGAAAGCGGCGACTATCTCGCGTTCCTGGGAAGAATAACCCCCTTGAAAGGTCTTGACACAATCAAGGCACTCGCAGACTACAGCCCGTGGAAAATCCGCCTAGCTGGCCAAGGAGACCCAACACCCTGGGAACACCCTAATATTGAGTACGTAGGACCACTTAAGGGCAAAGAACGTAGTACTTTCCTGAGAAACGCACGTGCCTGCTTAATGCCAACTATTTTTACAGAGCCGTTTGGCGGTTCCGGAGTCGAAGGAATGTTATGCGGTACTCCGTTAGTCTCCGTCGACTACGGTGCTTTCACAGAGACCGTTATCGAGGGTGTTACCGGGTTTCGGTGCCACACTCTTCAAGATTGGGTGAATGCTTTGCAAAGCGCAGGGAGCCTGGACCGCAAGAGGATATACGAGATTTCGGCAGCAAAGTACAGCCTTGACGCGTGCGGAAAGAAGTATGCTCGGATATTCTCCGACTTGGATAGTCTGTGGGATAAAGGTTGGTACACTTTGAGTGTCTAAAAAGGGGGGCAGAGGGTAAAATAGTCTGTAAGAATCACTCAACCGATAATGGCCATGGACCGAAATCCCTCGTTCGCAAGGGACGAAAACTTTGAGAATAACGCAAGAAAAGTAGCAGATATGCTGTGGGAAGCTTCGAGGGGGGACCTTGCTTCTATTCCGAACAGCTACGTTGAGGGCCTCTCCCACGACTACTCCGACGGTTCTGTGTCACTCTTGAATCTACTCAACCGTGTCACACTCTCTGAGAAAACCTACGAGGAATTTTCCGAGGTTGTTGAGCGTCTAATTTACACTCAGGATTCGGATTGGCCCGCGAAAGACAGCATCCTTGAAGTCCAGGCAGAAAAGCTTCTCCACGACTCTTGCGGCGAGGGTCTCAGCTTCAGCGAACTCGACTTTGATCTCAGCTTTGCCGAAACGGGCAACATGTCAAACAAGATAGAGCTTTTCCTTAAAAAGGTAATTTCCTCTGTCTACCTCGACGGTGTGTCAAATGTTACGGACAAAGACGGAAATCCCCCGAACGCAAGTAACAGCTACCTACAGTCCCCCGACGGAAAGTCCTTCTCCGGTAAATTCTTTGACAACACGGACTCTGAAAAGCCCAAAAAGTTTGACTTTGAAATAATGAAGGGGTCGAAGGGAGACTGGACAATTAAGTACTGATTTCCTGGGGGTGTGAACCGTTCCCACCACACAGAAAAGGGGGTAAAACTTAGTCGAGTCACTGGAACACAATGGAAGAAAATTTCACGGTATATGCAAATAAGACCTTTAAGGCACTTAATGACGCGATAATTGTAAGTCGCATGTCGCACTGGAACGTAAGGGGGCCAAACTTCTACGAGTGCCACCTTCTTTTCGAGAGAATTTACACAGACCTTTCAAAACAAACTGATGGCCTTGTAGAGAGCCTAAGAGCCTTTCAGCACAATCCTGACTTCGCACTCTTCAGCGGCCCTGGAATCTCAATGCAGAACTACGACTGCCGCTTCCTGGCCGAACTTTCCCTTGACTTTTTAATGTCCTTGAGCGCCACCCTGGCCCTTTTCTTCGAGTTTGTTGAGGGAATCGATGGAGACCCCCGCCTAGTCGCACTGTCCAATCGCATTCAGGGCATCTCTGACGCGGTTCTTACGGACCAATACCTCCTTCAAGCTTACCTTGGAATGTGAGCCTTTACCGGCGTGTCGCAACGCTAAGCTAGTCCCAGCTACTCGAGAACTATTATGTATCTGGTTGTTCGTGTTGATGGCCGAGTGTGGGATGGCTTCGGATGGAACGTGAAAGGCAAGAAGTTCTTCACAGTGGCCAGTGCAACCCGCTCTCTGCATGAGAATGGCGAAGGTGTCGAAAAGGCTGAGATTCGGCCTGCAGAGGGAATTCTGCACGAGTGGGCATCGCCTGCAGTACCATCCAATGAGCGCTGGCTGCACGAACCCTCGGCTTCAGTAGACCTGCAAGCCGCGATGGCCTGGTCCGTCAGCCATGGCATAAAATGATTCCACCAAGAAACTTCCCACCAGGTGTCCTAAAGCTGGTTGAAATCGAGGGAAACCAGATAGTGAAGACACATGCAGAGTGGCCGTCAACTTCTCGGTACAGAAGCAAACTACAAAATATGAGAAATGACCTCCTCATGATTAACCCTAAGTTGGACCTTCAAATTATCGAAAACAATGCTTGAGCACAATAATGATAACCTTACCACGAAACTTTCCTCCGATGACAATGGTGACCTCGTTCTTGACTTCCCTGAAGAGATCCTTCAAGCAGTTGGCTGGTCAGAAGGAGACACGCTCGGAATCGAGGTGTTCGCCGGACGAATCATTTTCCGAAAGATTGAGCCCGACAGCGATAGCTAAGTTGAACATGGACGTTTTGTTAAGGCTTTACGAGTGTGAGACTGAGATTTCTCTGCGTGAAGCATCGAGAAACCGCTGCGACGATCTCTGATCACTAGCCCTTGGCTCCTGCGACCTGGAGGCAAGGGGTGGATTCCCCTTTTCTCTGGGGCGGTTTCCCGGCTTGTTTCTGCGGCGCATAACCGCTATAGTTACTTCAGTCTACGCAACCGACTGTGAAAAAGTCCACCCTTGACCTCTTTGAGGATAAAGCTCAGAAGGAAGACGAGCTTAAATTTGCACTCTGCGAAGAGTTTGCATCTGAGATGGAATTGCCTGTAGACTACGTCTACGCTGAGTTTGTGGACCCCAACACCACCTCTTTACAAGAGGTTAAGTTCGTTCTTGATCGTTTCTAGGCTGCTTCGCAACGCTACCCCAACCAACTTCCCTGCAATGCCTGACACTTTAGACTTTAGTGGAAACCTTGTGACCTTTTTAGGTCTCATCGGTGTTACATCCACGCTCGTTATCTACGTGGTGGTATCAAGAGCTTTCTGGTCTTCACCTTTTCGGCGTTAGCTCTCCGCAGTAACTTCGCAAAGACACACAACCACTCGGCCATGAGACTCAATTATTTCAACCTTCTAGCCACTCCCTGCATTGGGGCACTCGGCAGCTTAATGTTCCCACACGCCATTTTCCTGTTTGCCTTTGTTAATGGGTTTTGCGGTGGCACTTTGTACCCCATTGTTGAGTTTGAGGGGCACTGATACGGCTCCTGTCCCACCTAAACAATCCGCACCCTAAACAAATGTCTTCATCTTCATCTTCCACTTCTGGCGGTATTTCATTCACCGGAATGCTCCAGATTCTGTTTATCGGTCTAAAGCTAACCGGCTACATTAGCTGGCATTGGTGGCAAGTATTCCTGCCAACTATTATCCCCCTAGGTTTAGTTACAATTATCCTTGTCGGTTGGCTAATTGTTGTTCTTGTTAACCAAGTGAACCGTTGAGGCCCCCTGTAAGACCCGTTTGTAGCTCATCCACTGGTAACACCCCAACCTTTGTTGCACCCTAAGCAAAATGGCAAGCTTCACCGACGAACGTTACATGGACCTGGCTACGGAAATTTACCTCCACCTTATCCGGGAGAGTGGACCTCATGCACTTCTTGACTTCGAACTGAGGGAACTAGCGAAAAGGGCAGACGATGCTGCAGCTGCTCTGGCGGATCGATTCCTGGAGGAATGAGCCAACCTTGCATGAAAACATACCAATTTTGGTACGGATCCCCGCACGGTGATGGGTCAGAAGTTTACTACCGGTCCAATCCTCAACCGGTGTTCGAGTGCTACTGCGAAGGAATCGACAAAGCAGTGAAACTATTTGAAGCACAAACACAAAAGTCCTTCATGAGGGGGTACAGCATAAGTGTGGATTCGGACTTAAGCTTCCCGGAAGTGAACTACTACGATCGCCCGAACTTTGCACCTGTAAAGGGTTTCAGGGGTGTGAGTAGACTACGTTGGAGGTTAAGCTTTAAGCTATGGTGCGCCTACCGTGAAATTGTACATAGTTGGAGAGCTGGGGCCGGTTTCCCGCCCTTGCTTTATTGGGCAGAAAGCGGTATAGTAGAGTCAGTTAACCCACCTTTGGCCAACAGCCATGAACACCTCTAAACTGTGTCCCAACGCTCAAGAGCTGTACGACGCCGCAGAATCCACACTTAAGCAGTTTGAGATCCCCGAGGATACCCTTCGCACAGCGTTGGCCGCTGCCCTACACCGTCTTTCAGACAAGTGGGAGAGGGAAATTGGAATTTTCAATAACAAACCAAAAACCGAGTTTATACGCGGGATCACAAACTGTACGACCTCTTTGACAGAGATTGCTGACGACTTAGAGGGAAAGTCCTGACAACTTTTCACTTATGACCAAATCTACGATAAAGTATGAGATCACCCCCGAAGTCGCACTCAGAGTTGCACAAGCTCTTCGTAACGAAGCGCACCGACTCGAAAATGAGAGCGAACGTGCCTGTGAAAAGGGCTTCGACGACTACGGCACCTTGCTCTGGGAAGAGTGTTCCCTTCATAATAAGCTGGCTGATTACTTCTACCCCTTAGGTTAAACAACTAAAGCCCCTTAACCCTCGAGATTACTATGGAAGTTCCAATTTTGTTAGTGATTATCGTGTCCGCCGTTGCCGTTGCAGGTGTGGTGTCAACTCTAGTCATGTACAATGTTCTTCAAGGTTTGACAAGGAGAAAATGACGATTGACCCCTACGGTAACCTTCGTTCTTTGCAAGAGGTTAGAGCCGCAACACAAAAGGTAGTGAGTGCGTTTAGCCATCGTCACAACCCTGAAGCTGACTCCGGCTTTAGCGCCCTTGCTGAGGCCATCCGTGTTGCAGCCCAGGAGGCTTCACCGGTGGAATACGGCTCACTATACGGTTTTCCTATGGAATACAAGTGCCATGTACGTAATGCCCTGAACCTAATCGCGTCTGAGCTAGACGCTCTGGCCATGGAACGCGAATCTTTTCTAAGGCAAGGCTCTGACTGATTACTGTCGGGTAGCCCCATGCAGCTCTTAAGCGAAATCAGCACACACTTCTCAGGTTAAACACCCCCGTAGCCAAATGTCTGGAAAGTTTTCGTTCAGCAAACTAGTTTTAGGTTTGACACGCCCCAAGGCGGTAACGTCAGGAGTCGTTGCGTACTACCTTCAACCACTCATACACGGCAACAACACCGCACTGAATATGCTATTTACAGCATTTTCCGTTCTAGCCTACTTAATTGCCATCCTGATTGTGGTGGTCGGAGATCCTTTTCTGATCCCACCGGGAAGCTGGAGGGTCGCCGAAGTGTACCGGGAACGTCTCAATAGACGATGGGCTCGCCACCAGGTACTCTTCCTGTCTTACCTTGTTACGCTCGGGCTTATTTTTGTATCCGTGCTGGTGTCAAAAGCTGCTCCCACCCTAAGTATCTGGTTGGAACGAATATACCTGTTCCTTGGCATTCTCGCATTCTCGCATTCGCTGAGCATTCCAAGTGTTTTAATTGCTACCCAAAGAGAGCGAATTGACTCTGTTATCGAGTCAAGAAGAAGGCAAGAAGGTATTGCCCCTCGAACCGATCTGGGAGAGGGGGGACTTGGTTAGGGCGGTTTTCCACCCTTGTTTCTGCTCGGCAGTAACGTATACTTAATTCAGTTGAGACACTCGAACCAATGACCCTCGCCCAGCCCCAAACCCCTACTACAAAGGAACTTGTAAAGGGCCTAATCTTCCATAACTACGCAGAGCGCAAGCCCGAGGAAGGGTTGTGCATCTGGAGGATGGCTCATAAGAGCAAAAAGTTTACAATAGTGTTCACAGCAGAGATGCGTATTCGAGGTGCAGGGTTCAAGAATGTGCTGTCGCCTGAGTTTGACTACTGGGATGGCTACAGAGTGATTCTTCCCAAGGGGCTGATTGAGTGGGCGGAAATCCCGGCTGGTATGCCCTTGCCCCGAGGACTTGGCAACCACGTGCTTGATATTCCCGGCGTAGAGCACGAGAATTGCCCCTTTTGCAGGAGCCAACCTAAATGGCGAAGTGGGGGCTTCGGCGGCTATACTCCACTAAACCACACAGACTTTCACCTTGTATGCTGCAAGTGGTTTAACGGAGAGCGCAACAGTTCCTCCGACCCTGTAGCGTTAGCCGCAGCCAGAAACGCAGCTATAATCGGATAATGGGCCCGTACAACTTATACCGGGCAGTTCTAGACCAGTTTCCCCTTCAAAGGGCACTTAGAAACTTTTTCGTCACCGGGGTCGCATGGGGTCTTTTCTCTCGAAACTCTCACATTTCGCTCAAGAGTGGGAAGCCCAAAGTCGTGTACAATAGCAAAAGCTCAGCATTGAACGCAGCCGACTCGATGCAAAAGAGACTCGGTGGCACCTTCAGTGCGTACAAATGTGCATTTTGCGACGGATACCACGTTGGCCGTAGTCGCACTCGACAAGAGGCGCGAGAGCGTTGCTCTCCCTTTCAGTTTACCATCCAAACTACAAACAATGATCAACGTAATCCTTGATAAAAAGCACTGGTTCATGTGCATGCTGGACACGAGAAAGCACATTGAGAGCTCGCTCGGGAAGCCAATGTCTCTTCCCCCTTCGATTCAAGAATGCGTGGAAGAAAGCGACTCTTCAACTGAGGTTGAAGCTGACCTTAAGGCACTGTTCAGCTTGACGAAAGGTTGCGAATACGAACAAGTCGCACGAGAAAACACTTGCAACTTCGAAAACGACCTGTCTGACTTTTTCGTGTACACTATATACGCGCCAGTTGGAAGTTCGGACTGGCTCTGGCAGCGCGATTGTTTCGTCACCGTGCAGATTGGTGATTCGGGTGATCCTCGCTACGTTAGCTACGAGACCGCTCAAGTTTACGACATGTGCGACAACCAACTTGCTGAGACGGGGTTCCTGAATGACCGGTTAAGTTGGTACGCTCGCTACTTCCCGCACAGAGAATTTGAGGAAAACAGCGACGAAGCCAAGCTCCTTGAGAGAACCAACGAAGAACTCGATGCTACTTCTTCAGGCAACCCGACAAGTCGGCTCGGAGAGCTTTGCTACGCTGATCCGGTATGGGTTGAAAAGTACCAGGGGTTCGTCGCAAGAGTAAAAGGGTCAAGGTTCCCAATGGTGTTTGTACCTACGGAGCCGTACTACGGCTAGTCCCCCACGGGTCTCGGTTTCTTTCGCTTAGGCGGGTCAACGAGTCGAGGAATCGGCCCGTAGTACTCTAATGGGCTGCCTTGTGTCGAGTGTCCGCAGCGGAATGTGCGGTCGAGTAGAACACAAATGTCTTCACGGTCTATGATTTTCCCGTCAAAAGTGGTTTGTTTCCAATCCTTATTGTCGTCATCAGCTAGGTTCATAATCGCCCCTTACAGGATTAAAGGAAGGTTGTACTTTAGTTTACGGTGGACACACTCTTCGTAAACGGGTTCATTTGGATTTTACCCCCAGTGCGGCTTTGGATGGCTTCTATAGCCGCATCCACAAAGTCTGTGTTCCACTTTGCAGTGTCTTTCACTGAGTCTGTTGCCCTTAAAGCGGCGGCTAACTGGCCGAGCGTAATTTCCTCCGACCAAACCCCGCTTGAAGACAAGTATCCAAGAGCCTTTGCAGCTTCACAAACACTGGAGTGCATGGGACAACCCGCGTACTTCTTCACCAACTTGTGTACGATACTGTTGCTGGTCAAGGTCTCCCAGTCTTTTTCAAGCTCCATGCGAGACACACAAACATTCCCCTCGTTCACCCAGGCCAACAAGTCTCTACGGACTTGAGTGTTGTATGCTCCTGACGTACCAACACTATCGGAAATCAGCTCACTAAGTGGAACAAGGTCCTGAGGTGTTTGCTCTCGCACACCCGCCGTGCGTTCGAGACACCAATTTTTAACGGTGTCCATGTCTCTTTCGCTGCTAATTTCGCTCCACAATAGGGTTAGACGTTCAACGTCAGCTGCAGCAGACCCCAGATACTGCTCAAATACAGGGTACACTCCTTCAATTAAAAGTTTTTCGATGTATCGCGAGTCTGAGACCGAGCTAGCCAGTTGAACACCGAGAGGCAATCTTGTAAGCTCCCTTGGAAGTATATCTTCGTAGTATGCGCGAGTCTTTCTGCCCCTTGTGTCACTCGTGGTCATTTTGACTGCCTTAACCATGCTTTTAAGGGACGCGTACCCCAGGGCTTCCGCATCTTCCTTAAGGGAAGATAGCTCCCTTGCGCATTTTCCAAGGAACAAGGTTGCGTTGTGGAGACTAGAGTCATTGACTGACATTCCAGCTTCGTGGGCGAAACTTACAATTACCTCTTTTGTCTCTTTAAGTTTATCTTCACAACAGTATAAAGCCTTTTCTGCCTTAGCCAGTTTGCCCTTGGTGTCTTTAACTTCAGCTTCCAGTTCACTAATTCTGGACTCAAATTGTGAAAAAGCGTTCGTTAGTGCTTGAGACGCCGTGTGTCTAGCCGCTATTAAGTTCATAGTTGAGTGAAAAAGTTTTGGGAGGAAGAGTGTTGCCCCAAGGTCATTTCACATAACCCACAACACTCTCCCTGTACATGACTTTACCCTGCCCTCTCCACGAAATTTTTATGTAAACTAGGGGGACCCACCCCCCTTGAGAACTTGCGGGCACTGAGTGGGGTGGGGTGGGTCCCCCAACTTTGAAAATTTTCCAGCTAAAACTCCCAGTAGTTTCACGCTTATTCGGCAGCTTCCAAATGGCCGACTAGTTTAGACAGGTACGCCGGGGTAACCTGTAAAGTCAATGTTAGGGGGGGTACCCCCCCCACCCCTCAACATTGAAAAAAATTTTTCGAAGAATGCGAAGCATTATCTTCACCCTCGCAAACGGACGGTTTCCACCCTTTGTTTCTGCGACGCATAAACGGTATAGTAATAGCATACAAACGCCACTCCCAATGTCGGACTACAATACAGTCGAAACCAGCCCCGAAGTCTGGGAGGTCATTCGTGCTCGCCACCCTGAGCTTGTGCCGTTCAGCACATATAGTGCGCCAGACGGGGACTACTTGGGCGGAAACACGAGCAAAGGGGAAATGTTCACAAGTTACGGGTTCCCTGGGAGTGACTATCCGATAATGGAAGCTCGAACCACTTGGGACATCAACCCCGAGGAGAGGTGGAAGCGCAACAACGAGCAGCATCGCTACTGGCTGTGCTTGCCCATTGAGAACCAAGATTGAGAACCCATCCGCATGGAGGCTATACTGCAACTTGAGACCAATGACTGAGGAACAATTCTACCTGCTGTGGGAGAAATTCGCCTATTCGACCCTGGTGGATTCCCTGCCCGACGATGTCCCACAAGAGTGCGAAAGACTCGGCATTTCCGTTGATTACTTCCTCTTCGAGTTTATCTAGTAGAAACTTTGTCAAAAGGTTGGATGGGCGGTTAACCGCTCGCTCTGGGGCGGTTTACCGGCTTGTTTCTGCAGGGCAGAAACGGTATAGTAGTTACAGCGAACTTCACCAACCATGGCCGTCACCCCTTACGCCCTGCTTCCCACCTTTGAGCGGGACTACATTATGACTGAGATTCTTCGCTACAACGACGGCAAGGAGGTCGTCAGCAAAACCGCTGTGTGCCGCCTGACTGTAAACCGCGCCGCAAGCGTTACCCACCTCCCCGGCCACAAGCACGGCAGGGTTAGCTTCTGGCTCGATCACGACCCACGCATTGTTGCCGTCTCTTACACCTACGCGCTGGCCTGACCCACGGCTCGCCGGGGCTCCCCGGCAGCAATCCACCACCAATGACACCCTCAGATTTAATCGCCATGCCTGCCACTATTCCCGCCATCACTGGCCAGCCGACCCATGAGTTTAACTTTGATCACTGCGTCTACCGGGAGTTCTGGGCTGGAGAGTACCCTTACTCTAGTCATTGCCGCGCTCAGTTATTGGGACTAGACGGAACAGTTGTAAGAGAGTTTCATTTCTCAACGACCTTCAATCGGCTCCCGACCGATGCCGATTGGTGCAAATGGTGGGCCAGGGATTACATACCAGCCGATGCCACCATTGAAACTGTAGTGGACATGTGGACGCGCCGAGGCAAGACCGCAGAAGAGCTGATGGTGTCGTTAGGCAAAGCAATAGAAGCAAAAAGAGCAGCAATATCCAGAGACAAAAGACCGCTGTTTTTGTACAAAGGCAATGCTTTACGAAATGAATGGCGTAAGATTTACGAAGAAAAGAAAGAGTGCAGAAGGTTTTTGGCACATCAGGGCCATTTGCTACAACAGTTTTTGACAGGTGGCAAGAATTATTTGCCTGGGAGCTTTTGACCCCAACCCTCGGCTAACCCCAACCCGCCAGGCGCCGTGAGCTTGGCATCCAATCCCATTGCATCTCAACCATGGCCCAGCCCATCCCCACCGTTGCCGACATCCTGGCCAGCACGTGGCTTGGCGGCGATCTCCATGAATGGAACACCGACGCTGCCGTGATCCGCATCACCCGATCCGAACTCCGCTCGGCCCTTGAGAATGCCTACGACTCACTGATGCCCAACTGGCCCGCCATGGTGGAGATTGACGATGCCTGACCCCACCATGACCACACCATCCGAACTGTTTACGCACCCAAGCCCGCGCTGTGTCGTCACAACTGTCTACAGCGATCCCGCTGTCAGCTTGACCGTTCAGGCATGGCGCCGCGAGCTATGCTCTTACTACCTGCTATTTCGGATAGCAAATCAGTATTCATTGACCCTTAACGAAACTGCGGTTTTTTATTTTTTCCGCAGATTTCCAGACTGGTATATTCAGCCTCCAGGAGGCTGGGCCAAGCACACTTGGAACCCCGCCACCGATAAGCGGGTGTCGGCACAAGCGCTCGCTGTCGTAGAGGCTTGGCTGGCCGAGCAAGAGGCCAATGCCTGACCCCACCTGGCCGACCACTGCCGCCCAATCATTACCGCCGTGATCCAGCGGGTCGGCACCGAGGACCGCAAAACACTGCAGCTGGCTCTGGACGCTGCCTACCCCCGCGACCGTGGCCGCGTTTGCTGCGTGACAGGCAGGGACGACGCCTACGATGTCTGGTGCGATGAGGTCAGGCGCCAGCAGCTCTCGCTTCTGGAGGCCGAATGACACCTGGCCCCCCCGGTGCCGATCGCCAGTGTCGGTGACACGCCAGGGATTAGTGGGTCGTGGTCTAAGGGCGGTTTCCCGTTTGCCCTGGGGCGGTTTACCCCTTGTTTCTGCCCCGCAGAAACGGTATAGTAGTTACAGCGAGTCAGTTCAGCACTGGCTCAATCGCGATTTCTAACCCGACCCTTTACTCTGAAAATGGCAACCACCTACATCAACAAAGCTCAACGCCAGACCTTGATTGATCAGTTCATGGAGTGTTGGTTTGACACTGAGAGTTATTCCACCGAAGACGCCGCAGAGGAAGAGGGTCGAGAAATGCGTGCTGAACTAGAATCCCTGAACAACAGCCAACTTATGGCTGAAATTAAGAAAAGTGAATGGTCGATCTTCACGTTAAACGGTTGTTCCATCTAAGGCGGATCCCCCGTCTCACCTTTCCCCGTGAAACACCCTAAAGTAAGTAATGTGAACTTGACCATCCACCCCTCCACCCATCCCCATTAAACACCATGCCAGCCAACGACACTTAGGTAACACCAGTTTCACACCTTTGGGAAGTCAATCACCCCTACTACTGTGACTTAAGTAACTACTATTCCCCTGCTGGCGCCGAGGGAAGCCGAGAGTACAAGTCCTTAGCTGACTTCCTGGTTGAAGAAGGCGATAGCGACATGGACTACAACCTTGTGTTCCGCTGGGATTGGGTAGAGGATCACGACGAGGACTCCGACGGAGCACCATTCCCGCACATGGGCGACGACAACTACCGCAACGGTAAACTGTTCCTCTTCATTATGCAGCAACGCAGAGGCTTATACGAGTGGATTGAGATTGAAGTTTGTAGGGCTGACGAGCCCGCTGTTATCGCCTACCTAACTCCCAGGTGGGAACACATGAAAGCACTGTGGGAGCCACTTGGCGCGGGGCCTGCTCGAACCTCACCCCGAAATTGAGTTTTGTGTGGGGCGGTTTACCGTTCTCCCTGGGGCGGTTTACCGGCTTGTTTCTGCTGATCAGAAACGGTATAATAAATACAGCGAACCGACCCCGGCAGTGACCACCCTCCACAAACTGAGCCACGACGACACTCACAACCGTCCGACCCAGTACGAAATCGTGGTGGTTATCGACGGGAAGAGGGTTCTCGGTGGCTACTCGGCAAAGAAAACAAAGAAGGCTCTGCTCACCGTCGCACTCGACAACGACGATGTCCGCCTCCAAATGCTCGCAGCTCTTCCCGCCGACGACGCCTCAACCCCAACCTACACCGCTCGCAACGGGTGGGTGCTGGGTAATTCAGTCATTCGTTGGTCCGGTGGCACACTCCGTCACCCTGCCCTTAGTTCTTGACACAACCGCTTTAACTCGCATGTTCTCAACAAGCCACAGCCCTGTCGAGTTTCCTGAGGGCATATCTCCCTGGGTGAAGTTTGCTCTGAATCCAGACTTTAACACCCTTCTGGATGCAATTGAGGACTCTCCAGAAGAGGGACGGAGTAGCAAACCACCTAAGCAAACTTCTGTCTCCGGTATCCGTACTGGCCAGCTCCTGCTCGTCGGGTACAAGTATCGCGGTGAACTACTTTCAATACAAAAGGCCAAATTTAAAGGATTTAATGCCGGTGGGCTCAACTTTGACACCCTAACCCAACTCAAAGCTTTCAAAGGTTGTCGCACTCTGAAACAACTTGAGGGTTTCTACAGTATGGGATCAGGGGTTAAAGCTGAGTTTTCTCGAGTCGGCCCTGGTGAGCCCCTTAGAGAGGCCTACCTTTACAATGGAATCTTTCGTGTAGGTTCCGACGAGTACACACTCTACTTGGAACCCATTTCCAACTACCATGATTGAAGAAGCACTAGCTAGTTTAGACTGGGCACCATCCGGTTCCAAGTACATACTGGTCTCAGACAACTCTGACGGTAGACGACTGCCGTACATTGGCCCTTTCTCTTCGCTCGCAGCCGCGTCCGACTGGCGCAGCGATGCGGAGAGGCAAGGGGTTATTTACGCAAATCGCTACCACTTGAGAGCTCTACAGGAGCCCCAACCCCTGGAAGAATCACCGGCACTGACCAACTCTGCCGTCACTGACCTGCTCGACTATACCGACATCGGGAACGGTTACCACACTTGGCTCACCGAGGATGGCCCCGTCACTGTCACTCGGGAAGAACTGCGCCGAGCTTTCGACAACGCCTACGACCCGAACGAGCCGGACTGGGCGATGAGAGTGAAAATTGACGATTCCACTGTCCCCCTACGTTCGCTGTCTTGAACTAATATGGAAATCAACCTGCCCTACGTTCCCTTTCTGTCCTCCGTCGTCCCGTTTAAGGGGAGGGTCTATCGCCCCAGGGGGCGCTTTATTCAATTGCAAGTTATCGGCCCCATCTGGTGGGCTAGCGGGTACTGCTCGTCTCCCGAAATTGCTCGTGTAATTAGTGACCGTTTAAACGCCGCTTCCATATCGACCCGTACGACATGATTCAAGCGTACGAAGACCTTTGGGGCGGTTTCCACCCCCCCTGTTTCTGCTCGGCAGAAACGGTATAATAAGTGAGTTAAAAGGCATCCCACAATGACAGTCTCTGCTTCCGTGCTACTTTCAATACTGTGTAAAGCCAAAGAGCTGGATGTTCGATTTGAGCTTAGTTCCTGTGAGGTGTTCGAATCCCCCGCTACGACGTAAACTTTTACTTCCCTGATCGCTACACTGTGGACAGGTGTTCCCTGACCATCTCAAATATGGACATCGGGGAGGTAACCTTCGGGCAGGTGAATGAAAGCCTACTCCTAAGAGAGGCTTCGCTTAGGCAGCAGGAACTCGACCGGCAAGACAGCGAGAGGAAAGAGCTTCTGGAGCGGTTAAACCTATCCGATAAAGACCTGGAGTTACTCGGGTTGCACCCTTCGCCTAGCCATTAGACGGCTAGGGCGGTTTCCCGTCTTTCCTTTGCCGCTAAACCACGCTATAGTAGTTACGGTGAATCGACCCCATCCTGAATCTTATGGAAAACCTTTTCGTTGAAGAAATCAGCCTCACCATGGTGAAGATCCCGGCGGGTAGCTTTTTGATGGGTTCTCCTGAGAACGAGCCTGGCCGATCAGAAGCTGAAGGCCCCCAGCATGGGGTAACACTGACCGCCTTCTGGATGGCCAAGACACCGATCACCCAGGCACAGTGGCGGGCGGTGGCGGGTTGGCAAAAGGTGGAGCGCGATCTGAAGCCCGATCCTTCGCAGTTCAATGGAGCGAACCGTCCGGTGGAGCAGGTGAGCTGGCACGAGGCGATGGAGTTCTGCCGCCGCCTGAGCCAGCGCACGGGCCAGCGCTACGGCCTGCCGAGCGAGGCCCAGTGGGAATACGCCTGCCGTGCCGGCAGCACCACACCGTTCCAGTTCGGGGCCACGCTGACGCCGGATCTGGCCAATTGCGGCACTGCGCAAACCACCGATGTAGCAAGTTTTCCGGCTAACAACTGGGGCCTGCAGGATATGCACGGCAATGTGTGGGAGTGGTGCCTGGATGAATGGCACGAGAGTTACGAAGGTGCTCCCAGCGATGGCCGAGCCTGGGTGGATGCTGTGGAAGGGCAAAAGAGTAAAGAATTAGTAAAGACCAGGCTGCTGCGCGGCGGCTCGTGGCTCTTCTTCCCCGGGGACTGCCGCTCGGCTTGCCGCGACAACGTCCACCCGGACAGCTGCAACGACGACGTCGGTTTCCGCGTCTGTTGCCTCCCCCAGGACTAATTCTTTACCCTTAAACTCTTTATTTCTTTACATTTTAGCTGTTGGCTGTGTGACGTTGGGCGGCTTTCCGCCCCCTGTGAACCGGTTTACCGGCTTGTTTCTGCTCGGCAGAAACGCTATACTAAATGAGTTGAAAGGCACTCCCCAATGACATCACCCACAAAGTCTCTCCGCCCAACCATCGCCAACTTGGCCGCAGGTCAAATTGTACGCGCTGGATACAGTTACCATGGCGACACATCCGGGGTCGTCAAATACCGTTTTATTGGTTTCAGGTACAACGATACGTGGTTCAGCAACTTAAGGGATCTTAAGAATTTCATGGGTGCCACGACTCTTGCGAGCCTAGAACAAGCAGCCGAACGCAGGGGCACGGAGTCAATACATGCTGGGTTCAAAAGTGTGCAGGGTGAGTACCAGTGGGAAGCCTACCTCTGGAACGGTGCCTTTCAAGTCGGAACAAGTGCCGATCGCCTTTTGCTGAAGGCTGTGTGACTCCTTTATCTTTAACCTCGGGTACCATGGAATCAACCAATTTCCCCCACCGTGTGTGCAGCAGCGACGACGCCGGGTACGTTGTTCTTGCACTGTTTTTGAACCGACGACTGGCCTACCGGTTTCGTGACACTCTTTGCTCAGACCATCCCGTTTGGGTAGCTAGTCCGCCCGTCTGGGTCGAGACCCTTACACCTGAGGGGTGGCTGCGCGACCCTGACTGATAAGTTCCCTCAGCAAACCCTCAGCAAACCCTCAGCAAACCCTCAGCAAACCCTCAGCAATCTCACAGCAAACCCATGGGCAATTCAGGTAGGTCCGTCTACGGCGATCCCTTTGTACCAAGCACCTATAACTGGGTCAGGGAAGGAGAATTAGCTGTTGTAACTTACGAAGACACTAATGGCACTCGGTTTAGCATTCGCTTCACAAAAGGAGCACTCCGACAGGCTCTCGTAGAGATCGATAGCAACTGGACTCGGAGCAGATCGTGGTTCTCCTGTGAACAGTCCTACGAATCCCTCAGAGCTTACTACCTGGCTGGTGGGGCACTGTTTTCTTGGTAGTGCCCTAGGGCGGTTTCCCGGCTTGGTTTCTCGAAGGAAAACCGGTATAGTGATTACAGTTCACTTCAACTCTCCTATGCAAAACCCTTTCTTACCTGCAGCGGAAATCCTCGGACTCGACATTAACCCACTAGACACGATCCACCACGAAGGCCTAGTTTACACCGAGGTACGAGGGTGCGACATATGGCTCGTACAGGGTTCCGAACCGAACCAGTTCTACGTTTCTAATGCGTTGGGGGTCCGTCGTTCGCAGATACGAGAGGACCCTACTGACGCGGTTCTTGACTTACTGAAGCTAGACCCAACGTTGTTAGGCCGCCAGGTAAGGTCCCCCCGGTTGTTCAAAACTGCGCTAGTGCAACACTTTCTTCCCCCGTACTAGTCCTGGCCCTGAAAACTTTCAACTTATCCCATCCGACTATGACTTTCGACTCAAAGACACCCTTTGATATTACGGTAGAGCTCTCAAAGGAGCAGGTTGAGCATATTGTCCAGGAAGCAATGCTCGAAAAGTTCCGAGACTACAACGTTGCAAAAGTTTCATTTGTGATCGGAACTGAGGAGGATCGAATGGGGTACACCACCGGTCACTACCTTCGAACTGCGAAAGTTTCTCTGAGTAATAATCTGGGATCTGCTTCAAATGGACGTTGAACGTCAAACCTTGATGAGGAGCGAAATTAGCAGCGAATTGGTACAATGACAATCCTTGCAAATTTCTCTTCGAGAAAACAAGCCGGTAAACCGTCACAGAGCAAGGGGTTGGGCCAGTGAAAGACGTAACATACGTGAAGCTAAATGAGATTTGTAACCGCTACGAGATTGCCCCATCCGCACGAGCAGAACTCCGAGAACTTTTCCGAGGGGTAACGAGCAAAGCAAACTCAGACGAAGCCTTCCTTCGAGATTTCCTTGAAGACCGAGCAGAGCGTCAGCGACACCAAGACACTTCCTACCAGGGAAGTTGGTGAGTTACTCCGAAAGCCCACTCAACAAACAGTAAGATGGAAACCAAACGAGAAGGACCCCACCTCCACTTAACAGCAGATTGCTACGGGTGCCGATACGTGACTAGCGAGCAATACCGCTGCCAAAGCGACAGCGGGTCCGATGTTTATTGTACGCATCCCTCGTTTGAAACACGGCGCAGCATAGGCGACACTCGCTGGGTTACACCGGACTGGTGCCCCTTTGCAGCCCCAATGCTTTCCATACGAAAGCAACTTGAATCCCCCAAGTAACTTGAGTCACTCGTTAAGTCACTCGTTAAGTCACTCGCAAACTCACAACTCAGCAAAATGACAACTCCCGCCGCAGCTGCCCTCTACCTTGCGCAGCACAACCTTGAAATGGAAGGTCGCAAAGTCGCAGTCTTTAACCCGGACTTCAGAGATCTTGACCAGCTACCGGTAATCTTTGGTTTCAACAACGGTGGCTCTAGCGGATTCCTCGAAGGTGTTCTAGTGTCTGAAGATGGCACTTTTCTGGGCTCTCACGCTTGCAGCAATGAAGCCTACATGTACCACGACCTTGGGATCTTGGAGGGTACTCGACCCGACCGCCACGAAAGGTTCCAAGAGCATTATCCGGTCGGGTACCGCATGGAGTTTGTCCCTTATGCGGACCTAAAGGAGCATACCGGACTCAATAAAGCCTTAGCTTTGCTCGACGCCAAAGGGGGACTGAATGCGTTGTCCTCCTATGATCCCTAAGAGGCTGGCTAACCGTTTGTTCTAGGGCGGTTACCCGGCGTGTTTTTCGAAGAGAAAACGGTATACTTAGTTTTTGGAGGAACTCCTTCACAATGGCCAAGCTCCCCAGCACCGAGTTCCCTTACCACACGCAAAGCCGCTGGAACAATGCCCAGATACTTGCCCCTTAACAACCACCCTTACACACATTCCGATGGTAACCCCCAAAGAAACACCCGTCCAGTTCACTCTCGACATGGTCAGAGCCACACAGGCTGGCCTAAAGACACAGATGCGGATTGTGGTAGACCCGCAACCTGACTGTGGGAGTGGGTGGGAGATGCACGAAACGGACGCCACAGGAATGTGGTTTAAACCCCGGTCAGGCCCAGTCTACCCTCTTAGACCCTGTCCACTCGGAAAGCCGGGGGACCGACTTTGGGTGCAAGAGATATGGGCTGCGCGACATGAGTACGATCACTGCAGCCCTACTGAGATACACCCCGGCACCCCGATTTGGTACAAGAGCGACAAGCAAGGTGACACCTTAGGAGGAGTCGGTTGCTGGCGACCCGCATCTTCCATGCCCCGATGGGCCAGCCGTTTAACCCTAGAAGTTTCCTCTGTACGAGTGGGAGTTCTACAAGGCTTCACCGAGGTTGATGCTGCTGCCGAAGGCGTGATTGAAGACTTTAGACCTGTGGCGGATAAGTGGGATCTGTGTTCCCTATATCGCAACGCTTATCGTGAGCGTTGGGTGTCCCTCCACGGCAAGGAATCGTGGGACGCTAACCCGTTTGTGTGGGTGGTTGAGTTTTCACCAATCGCGACAAGCAACGAACAACCTGACTTTCGGTCCTTGTGCGCCGAGCTTCTAACTGAGCTTCAGTTTATGAGAAGGACGATAGCGGACGAAGTCGGCTACCCTAGCCCCCCTTCTCCCCTTGAAGAAAGAGTCAGTGAGCTCCTCCACAACGAGAACTAAGCGTGTTGTCCCCTATGGGCGGATAACCGCTTGCTCTGGGACGGTTTACCGGCTAGTTTCTGCGTCGAAGAAACGTTATAGTAGGGGTGGAAAAGTCCCTAAGAAACTCGTCTTAACACAATGAAAAACGTCCAACAACCTAATTTCCGCGATCTGTGCTCCAGACTCGCTGACGAGCTGCATAAAGAGACGTGTCTCTACCCCGGTTACGCTAGAGAGTCGGTGAGAGAGGCTGATAAGGCCCTCAAACAACCTGCTCTTCATGTGAGCCGTGGGGAAGTATCTTCTCTATACTATGAACACGGTGGTAATGACCGGTATGAGGGGTTTTCCTGTGAAGACTTCGAGCGTGCTGTAGGCACTCTTCTGGCTCGTCTCGGTTATGTTGTAGTTTAAGAAGACGGATAACCGCCCCCGAAGTGGACGGTTTACACCCTTGTTTCACTCAGGCAAAACGGTATAGTAAAGGGGTGGAAAACACCGCTCCCAACCCGATGCAAACTCCTGAAGCCGTTGCCCTGGCCGCCACCATTCAACTTCATGGCGAAATGCTCAACGACGAGTGCTTCGCCGGCTACGATGGTGACAAGGATGCTTTCGACATTCTCTACCAAGAAGTCTTCGTGATTGCACGCGACGATGTCACTCTTGAAGTTGACCCGGTTAACCAAGTTGTTGACATGTTTTACGAGTACCATTCGGAAATCTGCGACGGCACACGCGAGGTCGACTGGTACCTTTATCGCTGAGTTCTCACCGATTTCACTCTCTAGTTAACAATCAACCAACTCTTGAGAAAATGGAAAACCTTTCACCTGCCCCCGACAACACTCTCAACGACTCCTTCACATCTTACCTTGAAAACGAGCTGCTAAGCTCTGAGGACGAAGGCGACCGAGACAACGAAGATTGCTGAGCTTTCCCACTCAAACCCACTCTAGGACCGTTACCATCATGAAACCTTCCGAAACCTACTACATTGGAGACCTTGGATACGTTATTCATGGCAGCGCATGGGACGAGGTTTGTAACCTCACCTTCCCCTGTATCGGTGAAGAACGCGAAGGAAGAATCGTGCTTAAGGATGGCCGAGAGCTTTTCATCTTCAGTACAGCTCACGGAGACGGCGAGTTCAAGGACCAGTTTGGTAACACCTACGGTGTAGACTCTGGCACACTCGGGGCAATCCGCGTTGAGGATATTCGGGATGACACTCTGATCGAGCTAGGGTGTTTTCACACGTTCGACCAGCCTCTCACGGACGACCACTGCTGCAGCGTTGACGACGTAATCACCTTTGGCCACATACACATTGATACCGATCCTCTGCAAGATGACGAGGAGGAGTACTTTGACGAAGACTGGTACGGCGACGAAGACGACGAAGACGAAGACTGAGCAATACGACGCGGTAAGGGCGGTTTCCCGCTTGTCTTTCCCTGAGAAAGGCGCTATACTTAGTTCACTCACCTTTTCAGCCATGCTCTACGAAGAAAAGTACCCTAACGGACTGCAAATGACGCAGTTTGAGCATAACCGGATTGAGCAAATTAGTATGTACAACCACAATTACTATGTAGGGTTTGGAAAGGACCTACTACTGGCCAAGAGCGACGACGACGACACAACTGAGTGGTTCCTTGCCCACGACGAAACTTTTCGGTATTTGGGTGAGAGCAAGTGCTCCCGTGGAGAACTTCTCACCCGCTACGAACAACCATGCACCTGAACTGCCAACTTAAGTCATTTCAACCCCGAAGCAACCCCGAAGCAACACAATGAGCACCATTTTCAGCAACTCCCCTGTAAGAGTGAATCTTACGAAAGCTCAGATAGAAGCACTGATTAATCAAGAGGTTTTGCGGTCCTTCCCAAACTTCGTAGCAGATTCCATCTCATTCAAAGTATCCACTCAAACTGACATGAGACGTGAGATTTCTGGAACCACTTTCGAAGGTGTGGACCTTGTCCTGAAGCCTTCAAATCTTACGCCCTGGGACCGATGACAAAAATCAAGCACTTTGCAAAAGTTGAACTCGACCTTGCCTCTGTCAAAGAGGCCGTGACTTCTTCTCTGGAGATTCAGTTTCCGGGGCAGAAAGTTACGAGTATTCTCCCTTTGTACTCAAGCCCTGTAGGATACTACGAGGACCGTTTCCCTTCGCAGAGGGACTTTTCTGGGTTTGAGGTTACTCTGGAGCCTAAGGGTTGACCTGAAAGATTTCCTCAGGATACCCACTAAAGGATCCTCAGACAAGCAAACAAAGCACTGGAGAAGCTCAATGAGCATAGTTGAAGAAATTCTCAAGCTGAAAGAGCAGCGCAACGCTGTAATCCTGGCCCACTACTACCAGGTTTCTGAAATTCAGCAAATTGCCGACTTTGTTGGGGACTCCCTTGAGCTGGCTCGCCAAGCTGCGGGAACAAACGCAGACGCGATTGTTTTCTGCGGAGTTCACTTCATGGCCGAGACCGCCAAAATTCTCAATCCGTTAAAAACCGTTTTACTTCCGGACATCAACGCAGGGTGCAGCCTGGCTGATGCCTGTTTACCGGATGACTTCGCAAAGTTTCGTGCGGAACACCCGGACCACTACGTAATTAGCTACATAAACTGCTCAGCAGCAATCAAGGCTCAGAGCGACCTGATCTGCACCAGCAGCAATGCCGTGCGCCTTGTTGAACAGGTCCCGAAAAATCGACCTATTTTGTTTGCACCAGACAAAAACCTGGGGCGGTGGGTCGCCGAGCAGACTGATCGCGAGCTCACTCTTTGGGATGGAAGCTGCCAGGTTCACGAGGCTTTCAGCGAAGAAGCCTTAATGAACCTTTGGGTTGAACACCCCGAGAGCGAGGTCATTGCCCACCCTGAATGCGAAGAGGCACTGTTGAATTTGTCGGATTTTGCGGGTTCTACGAGTGCTTTGCTCCGCAGAGTGCAGGAAAGTACGGCGGAGTCCTTCATTGTCCTGACGGAACCAGGTATCATTCACAAAATGAAGCAGGTTGCGCCGAACAAGGTGTTTCTGCAGGTTCCTGGACGAGACGGCTGTAGCTGCAACGACTGCCCATGGATGAAATTAAATACCCTGGAAAAAGTGCGGAATTGTCTGCGGGACTTGACGCCAGAGATCAACCTTGAAGAGGGACTGAGACTGAAAGCTTTGCAACCCCTTGAGCGAATGCTTTCTCTTTCTTAGTACCTCGGCCTGAAGCCAATGCGGCGAGCGGGGCGGTTACCCGCCTTGCTCCCTTCGCTAAAACACGCTATACTATATTCAGTGAACCGAACGGCCATGTCTCACGATCAAGAGCTCCGTGCAATCTTCCAGATCCACTCCATTCCAGAACAGGCGCAAAAAGAGCTGCGAGAGCTGTTCAAAAAGAGCAACAGAGACGGTTTTCAGGAAGGATGGCGTGAGGGCCACGAAGACGGGTTTTACGAAGCTACCGACGAGTGAGTCCCTGAACTTTTCTCTTTCAAGGAAAAGTCTCGCCCGTTCAGCACCACCGAGAAACCAACCATGGAAACAATTGACAAGCTGATAAACCTTGTGCGAAGGACGGAGAATTACGTCCCACGACTCTCCTCTGCCGACTTCTACGAAAAAGAAGGTGTTTCGGTTCTTGTGGAGGACGCAGGGTACTCCATCACCCTTCGAAGCCAGACTGGGGACTTACATGTTATTGACGGGTACGGTCCAGGTGGAAGATTCATCGAGTGGCTGGAGGGTGATGAAACTGTTGCTCAAAAGTGGCTGGAGAAGCTAGGAGGTTAACCGCCCCGACTAGGACGGTCTCCCGCCTTGCCTTTTCGGCAGGAAAACGGTATAGTAAATGTATGGAAAACGACCAAAGCTTCTTTGAAATAATGGCCCGCGTGGACGAGTGGGCCGCAGTCTCGGCAATGTATGATCGTCGTGGTGCTGCAGAGGACCGCGTTGCTTACTTGTTAGAAGACCCGATCGGAATGTCTGACGATGAACTCTTTGAGTCAGCCTGCGATGCTTGGATGGAAGCAGAATGAAAGGGACTCCAGTGAATGCCCCGAAGAGAGACACCCTAAAAGCAGCGAGTTACAACGCTCTCTGGTTCCTCGGCCCGTTGAACAAACGTGTGAAGCTCTCTCAAGCACTCGCAACTGGCACGGCGGATGACGTTCGCTTTGCCGCTCAGGCATCCCTGCCTGGCGTAACATGCCCTAAAGCACGCAAACGCCTTGAACTTGCCCTGCGATCGTCCAGTGTATGACGTGCAGACCTGATCCCCGTACCTTCCGGGGCACCAGCCAAGTATTCCTCCCCCTGTATCGCATAATTCCTTTATATGACCGAGTGCCCTCAGAGAAGCAAGTTGAGGGAAAGGCGGTTAACCGAACTGCCACGGGCGGTTTACCGGCTTGGTTTTCCGAAGGAAAAGCGGTATAGTAAGTGCATGGAAAACACCGCTCCCATGACCGCCACACTCACCAAGGTTCTTCACTTTTACGGAAACCTTGAGGTTCAAGAAACGATGCGCTTCGCCAACGTTTCAAGCGCAGCACGCTTTCGCCGCGACATGCTCAACAAGCGTGTGGGTAGGCCATGCGTCGGATCCGCTTACACGATCACTGCCGTTGAGTGGTGAGCATGGACACCTGTAAAGAGCCCGTGTGGGCTAGCCCCGCCAAGAGCAAGCCCGAGCCCTTTGAGGAAGTTCAGGTGAGAGTGGGAGAGGTTGTCAACCCTCGCCGCTTTGCGAGGCAGTCCAGTTACGTTTTATCGGCCTATATTAACGGGATGGGGGAGTGGCGCCAGTTTTGGAACCCATCTCTCGAACCCCTGGTCGGTGTTGTGTCCTGGCGTTACCCTCCTAGAGCCAGGCCATGAAGGAGAAAGACCGAAATACAACTCTAATCACCCTGATCGTCGGGGCCTTAGTAACCTTCCTTCTTGAGACCTTTTTCACCGCACCATGAAGTACGAATTTCACCTCACCGCTAGAAATCCCCGACTTGTTCGCACTCTTAACTACGGGATTGAAACCTTTGAAGCAGGTACTCCAATTCTCGCAATCGAAAG